CAATCGGCTTACGCAGCCTCTCTACTGTCAGCCAAGGGGTTAGCTGTCGCCGGTGCCCGCGAACACGGAGGGCCGGTGTCGGCCAGTTCCATGTACCGGGTTGGCGAAGGCGGTAAACCTGAGATTTTCAAAGCCAGCAATGGCAGCCAGTACATGATCCCCGGCGATAACGGTCGCGTCATCAGTAACCGGGATATGGGTGGTGGTGGCGGGGCGTTCAATTACAGCCCGACTATCCAAATCAACGGCAATCCAGATGAAAAAACCATAGCTCTGGTAGAGGCGGCAGTGGCTCCGGTGGTAAGCAGGTATACCAGCAAATAAGTGGGGATCTTGCCTCAGGGAAAGGAAACGTTTCTAAAGGCCTGCAAAGCGGCTGGACCGCTAAAAGGAGGATCGGTTAATGGGTAAGCAAACCGACATCAATTACCCCCATGAGTACCTGCCAATGCCCCAGCGCCCCGGGCATGGCTTCACCCCCGTCAGCCCCCTGCAGCGCTCTACCATGACATCCGGCCGCACGCGCCAGCGTCGCAAATACACCTCTGTACCGACAGCGGCAAGTGTTTCGTGGGTGTTCACTGATGCCCAGGCGCAGCTGTTTGAGGTGTGGTATCGGGATGTTATTACGGACGGTGCCGCCTGGTTCAACATGCGCATACGCACGCCGCTGGGTGTTGGTGACTACGTGTGCCGGTTCGATGATATTTACGACGGACCGTTTCTTTATGCGCTGGGATACTGGAAATTCACGGCAACATTGGATCTGTGGGAACGCCCAATTCTGCCGCCTGGCTGGGGTAATTTCCCTGAGTTCATCGTCGGGCAGAGCATTATTGATTACGCGCTCAACAAGGAGTGGCCGGAAGCATGACAAGCCCAACACTCAACAGACTGTATGCCAGCGGCGGCAGTGAGATCCTCTTCAACACGCTGCAGATTACCGTCGGCGGACAGGAATATTGGCTGGTTGAGAACTTCGAGGATATCAACGCTGTCACGGAAACTGGCGCATCGGTGACGTTTCAGGCTGCTGCTATGGCCGTCGCGCTGCCAGCCAGAAATAAGGATGGTACGCAGGATCTGCAGTTCGTCATCAGCAACATTGACGGCATCGTTTCAACTGCAATACGCAACGCCCTGGCTAACCTCGATAGCGGCACGCTGATAATGCGGCAGTACATCTCAACCGATTTGAGTTTCCCTTCGGCGCCGCCCCTGGTATTCCAGATTAAAGACGGGTACTGGAAAGCGACGGAGGTACAGATCAAAGCCGGTTTCCTCAATATTCTCGATACTGCATGGCCGCGCTACCGTTACACGCTTCCTGTCTTCCCGGGCCTCCGCTACCTCCAGTAGGAAATCACCATGTTCAATCCAGATAAATACCGTTCTGTCGAGTGGCAGAAGGGCGGGCGCGCTTACCCTGCGCTGGACTGCTTTGGCATCGTCAACGAAATCAGGCGCGATCTGGGTCTGGCTCCGTGGCCTGATTTCGCCGGAGTCACGAAGGATGATAACGGTCTCGACCGGGAGGCGCGCGGGCTGATGGCTGGCCTGACTCGATGTGAACCGGTCCCGGGCGCGGGTATCGCCTGTTATTCCGGTTCAGTGGTGACACACGTTGCCATCGTGGTCGAGATTGACGGCCAGTTGCGTGCCGCAGAGTGCAATCCCCGCACCAATGTAACCTTTCTGCCGCTGGCGCGGTTTGCGCGCCGCTTTGTCCGCGTGGAGTATTACCAGTGACGATCCGAATCTATCCCTCCCGGTTACCGGGCGAACCGCTGGAAAAGCACGAACACGATACGATGACCCTCAGCGCCTGGTTTTCGCGGAACGTGAAGGACTGGGCACCGGATCAGCAGCACCCGGTTGCGGTTGAAATTGACGGTGTTCCCGTCCCGGCGTCAGAGTGGCCATTGTGCGTTATCAGGCGGGAAACAGACGTAAGGATGTATCCGGTGCCCTACGGTACCGGCGCAGAAATCGCTATCTGGGTTGCCGTCAGCGTCGCCGTCGCCTCTGCTGCCTACAGCATCTACATGATGAGCACAATGTCGCAGGCAGGCGTCGGCGGTTCCCAGGCGGCCAGCGGTGACCAGATTGACCTCAACCCGGCAAAAGCTAACGCGGCGAAGCTGGGAGACCCCATCCGGGAAATCTTCGGCAAATATCGCGTCTGGCCTGATTACGTCGTGCAGCCGGTGAGCCGGTTCGTCAACGAGACCAGCATGGAAACCAGCATGTTCCTGTGCGTGGGTGTCGGCGACATGGTGATTAACCAGTCAGATATCCGGATCGGAAACACGCCGATCTCCGCTTTCGGTACCGACGTGCGTTACACCCTCTATCCGCCTGGGGCCACTGTATCCGGCGACACGCGTACCGAAAACTGGTTCAACTCACCAGAGGTCGGCAATACCGGCTCCGGTACCGCCGGGCTGGACCTGGGCTCAAGCGGCCCGGAGACGGTCAGTATTATCGCGGATGCGCTGGTCGTGTCCGGAAACTCCATCACGCTGGTTGACGTATCGTCGTCTGGCGATGAGGAGATCCCGCCGTCGTGGACTGTCGGAACGGTCATCACAGTGCTGGCGCCTAACTCTTACACGGTCGTTTCGTCTGGCGGTTACAGCGTGATTTATGGCGGGGTGGAGGAACTGGCCCCCTCGGTAGGGTTGCCGGTATCCCTTAACTATAACGGCAACGACTACGATCTGGTGATCGCCAGCTACGCCCCTGGCGTTCCGGCGGTGCCGGGGGTAGGCGGTAGTGCCGCCAGAATCACCGCCAGTGCAGCGCCGACGACATACGATTTCAGCAGCACGCCTGTGACGTTCAGCATAAGCTGGCAGGGCACGACCTATCCTGTATCGCTGGTGACCAACTACGTGACCATGTCGGGGCTGGTTTCCTCGATCACCGCCCAGCTCTCTGGTTCCGGCCTGGTCGCGCGCGATAACAGCGGTCGGCTTGAAATCGGCGAGGCCAGCAGCCCTTATGCTGGCGGATCCATTACCAACAGCCCGCTACCCGTTGCTGTGTTCGGTGATGCCCCGGTCAATACGACTGGCGTGAAATCTACGGGCGGCACGGCGGAGGTAAGGGCGCACATCACCCTGGCCTACAACAGCGCCACCGGCACGCCATTCACCGGACTGCCGGAGGGCATTCAGCGCTTTTCCCTGGGTCTGGCCGGGAACCAGTTCCGGATTATCGATGTGGACAGTCAGACGGTCACGGTTGAGCGGCTTACAGTCACCACCGGCTCGGGTGGCGAGACTATTACCACACCTGACCCATCGTGGCCTGGCTTCACCGAGCGCACCCTACTGGATGCCACCGTGACGGGTGTCAGCGACGACTATGAGTGGGTCGGTCCTTTCCTGGCCTGCCCGGATGGCGAGACGCTTGATGCGTTCGAGGTCAACATCAATTTCCAGAGTGGCCTGGTGCGCTACACCGACCAGGGGAATAAGCGCTCCATGCCGGTACGCCTGGTTATCCAGTATCGCAAGGTGGGCACCACCACCTGGTCTCAGCAATCACCGTTCTATTCACGCAGCACCGAGAACCAGATTGGGTTTACTCACCGCTACAACGTGTCTCCCGGGCAGTATGAGATTCGCATGCGCCGCACCGAGCCGGTGAAAGGGGGCAGCACGCGTGATCAGGTGTTCTGGCAAGCGCTGCGCTCCCGGCTGAGTAAGCGCCCCACCAAGTACGACGGTGTCACCACCATGGCCCTGACCGTACGCACCGGGAACCGCCTGGCCGCCATGTCTGATCGCCGGATAAGCGTCACGCCGACCCGGCTTTACAGTGGCGGGAGGACGGCGCGGAGTATCAGCGGTGCGCTTTACCACGTACTGGAGTCGCTGGGGTTCACGGCCAGCCAGATTGACACGGCGGCGATTAACGCGCTGGAGCAGACTTACTGGACACCGCGCGGTGAAAAGTTTGACTGGGCGAGCGGTGAGAGTAAGTCAGCGCTTGAGGTGCTGCAGAAAATCACCAATGCAGGGATGGGGTACTTCCTGTTGTCGGATGGCCTGGCCTCTGCCGGAAGGGAAGGCATCAAGCCCTGGGTCGGCATGATCACCCCGCAGGAAACCACAGAGGAACTGCAGACAGCGTTTAAAGCCCCGTCGCAGGACGATTACGACGGCGTGGACGTGACCTACATCAATGGCACCACCTGGGCAGAGGAAACCGTGCAGTGCCGCCAGCCTGGCAATCCTACGCCGGTGAAAGTCGAGAGCTACACGCTGGATGGCGTTCTGGATGAGGACCGCGCTTACCGCATCGGCATGCGCCGGTTGCTGGGCTACCAGCTTCAACGACTACAGCACACGACCTCAACAGAGATGGATGCGCTCTGCTACGAGTTCATGGACCGTATTGTTATGGCCGACGATATCCCTGGCGGTCAGCAGCTGAGCTGCCTGATTACCGATATGACGTATGACAGCAGCAAAATCACCCTGACGCTCAGCGAGGCACCGGACTGGTCGTTTCAGAACCCGCGCGTGATCATCCGCCATCAGGACGGCGGGGCCTCGGCAATGTTAGTGCCGACGCGCATTGACGACTTCACTATCTCGGTGCCGTACAGCGCCGCGCTGGATCCGGAACTGTGGGTGATGAACGACGCGTACATCGAGCCGCCGCGCCTGCTGTTCTGTTCGTCTGTTCGTGTCCCGTATGACGCACTGATCGGGGAAATTACGCCGGGCAACGATGGGATCAGCCAGGTGACGGCCATTCAGTACCACCCGGGCAAATATGCCTATGACGACGCCACCTATCCTGGCGACGTCGCTTAACAGTACTTAAATATTATCTGACCCGCTTCGGCGGGTTTTTTTATGCCCGGAGCGAGCATGACCAAATACGCCACTAAAAACCCGCTGGGGTCGATGGATCCGAAGGACCTTTTCGATAACGCCCAGAACTTTGACTTCGCTGTAAATGACATCACAAAAGCATTCTGGGTAGATCGGTTCGGAAGGAGCAGACAATCGCTCTTTGGAATGGAGCAGCGTTTTAATCTTTTTATTCAGAATTCAGGCTATAAAGTCATCGGTGACTATACAGCGGGCCCGCTCACTATAACCGAATATAACCAGGTAATTAGATATGAGGGTGAGCTCTGGAAAATCACCGCTTCGACCAATATTCCTTTCACTACAACCGGGAATGATGCTGCGTCATGGTCAAACGATTCTGCGCATTTCATAAGTATCGGAGACGGCGCGCTTCGACAGGAGTTGCTGCGTAAGCGGGTTTATGCAGTGGATTTCGGTAATATTCCTGATGGTACAGATCCAAATAAGGAAACATCAACCATTCAGTCCGCCATTGATTATGTTTATGCAAATGGTGGCGGAGTAGTCGATCTGGGCCCATTTCATTGGAAAGTCAATGCATCAACACTCAACGAAACTTATGATAACTTTGGCGTACCGGTAAGCTCAAGCACAGGTTGTATAATCCTTCGCAAAGGCGTGTCACTTGTTGGGCAATATGGCAAAACAAAGATATCGTCAGATAACCCAGAACTAACAATTGTTTACTTAGTTGCCCCTGATGGAAACATCATAAGTGGTTTCGAACTTTCAGGAGCGTGGTCAGAAGGGAAAACTGGTTCTGGGCATGGTATTTTTCAGTTAGGAACACAAGGCGGCACTGATATCTCCTGTCGGCGCACTATTTTTGAATATCTTTATATTCATAATGTGGCTTCTTACGGGATTGGACTTCAAAACGGAAATCCTGAAGATTGCCATATTAGCTATGTTAGCACTGAGACAACCGGTGCCGATGGCTTAGATCTTAAGGCGCGTGATGATATAGCAATACCACCAGTAGCAAACACAGTTAGCAATGTATGGGTTAAACGTTATAACTTGCGTCTGGATGGGTCTGCTGAGCTAGATATCCGTGGAGTCTGGCAAGCCAGTAATATTACTGTTACTGATTTCGGAGGCGATACCACTAAGACTTATATTGGCATCCGTTTTCGAACCAAACCTGTTGCTACGGATCCATATAATAAAGCGGCAGCTAAATCAACGCTCACTGGTTTTAATATCACTCCGACCACAGGTGCAGCGGCCCTGCTTATTAATGGCATTGAGTGCGGTTCTGACGATGTGCACATTAGTAATGGCACAACTGAGGGGTGTCATGTCGGAGTGGTACATAGCGGCAACGCCGTGGGGTCAGCGCAGCGATGCACTGTGACGGGTGTAACGTCTATCAATGCGAAGCAGTACGGATTTAGAAACGCTGTTGGTTGTGACGACATTAAGTACGTTGGGTGTGTAGATATTGGATCGGCAACTTCAGGCTTTAGACCTGAGGGCACAAATTGCACCATGGTCGGCAATACAGGTTCTTTATCTGTCGGGACATCCGCGCTGCCTACATTTCTTCAGGTTGGTGGTCGGCATGGTGCAAGTTACGTTAATCTTGAGCGTCAAAACGATACGTCGGTATCTGTAACAGCAAAAGGGGCGGCTGCCGATATAACTCTACGCTTGTCTGTAAAAGGCGCGGGCTTTGTAGGAGAGAATGCTGACGTAAGGCCCGACACGGCAAACACAAAATATCTTGGTTCTGGATCATTACCATGGGCCGGCGGATTTACACAGACCGCATTTACTGTCACCTCAGGCGCTAAGTTCAAAACTGACCCGCTTGAAATAACAGATGACATGCTTGACGCTGTGGAAGAATGTCCACCAATTCAATATCAGTTACTGGACAGGGTGGCGATTAAGGGCGCTGATAACGCCCGCTGGCACTTCGGTACGATTGCTGAAAGACTGGAGGAGGCCTTTAGC